CAGAACATCATTGATGAGTATGGGCCGGACTCGAGCCAGGCGCACGTTGAGGTGTATGGCATGTTCCCCTCGGAGGGGGATGACCAGTTTATTTCGTCCAATATTGTGGATGATGCGATGAAACGCGCAAAGTACAAGGATCAGTCGGCGCCAATCATCATTGGAGTGGACCCTGCACGCTTTGGCGCTGATGCAACGGTGATTGCTGTGCGCCAGGGACGGGATATTGTCAAGATTATTCGCCACCGCGGCGACGACACCATGACGGTGGTGGGGTATGTAATCGAGGCGATTGAGGAATTTAAGCCGACGCTAGTGGTCATTGATGAGGGTGGCCTGGGGGCGGGTATTGTGGACAGGTTGAAAGAGCAACGGTACAAGGTCAAGGGCATAAACTTTGGGAATAAAGCCAAAAACCCGATCATGTATGGCAATATGCGCGCGCAGATGTGGGGAGATATGCGAGAATGGCTGAAATCTGCTAGTATCCCTAGCGACAGGTTCTTGAAGACGGACTTGATTTCGCCTATGATGAAGCCTGATTCACGGGGAACAATCTTCTTGGAAAGCAAAAAAGAAATGAAAGCTCGCGGTCTTGCCTCGCCCGACGCTGCTGACGCTATATGCGTCACATTTGCCTTTCCAGTGGCACATCGTGAGTATGCTGAACCCAAGCGCACCGCCAGAAGCTACGGTAGCGCAGTATCTACTGGATGGATGGGCGCATGAAGAAGAGCGTATCTCTCTCAGTCGGTCGCGGCGAGAAGTTGCCGGTGTCCAAGGGCGCGGGTCTGACTGAGAAGGGCCGCGCTAAGTACAACGCCGCCACTGGGTCTAACCTCAAAGCGCCAGCACCTAACCCTAAGACCAAGGCAGACCAAGGCCGCAAAGATTCATTTTGTGCAAGGATGGGCGCCGTAGCGGCCAACGCCAAAGACGGCGAACGCGCTAAAGCAGCTCTTAAAAGATGGAAGTGTTGACATGGCCACCAAACCTGGACTTTACGCTAACATTCACGCCAAGCAAGAACGCATTGCAGCCGGCAGTAAAGAGAAGATGCGCAAACCTGGCGCACCTGGTGCTCCAACTGCCAAGGCTTTTAAGCAGTCGGCCAAAACTGCAAAGAAGAAGTAACATGCCGCTTGTCAAATCAAAGTCTCCCGAAGCATTCCGCAAGAATGTGAAGGCCGAGGTCGCTGCCGGCAAGCCGGTCAAGCAGGCCGTGGCCATCGCATACGCAGTTAAACGTGCAGCCCCGAAAGGAAAAAAATGAAGACCCTTGCACCTATTGCTAAACTCAACAGCCGCGAACCCAAAATGTCGGGCGGCGGTATGCCTGACCGCAACAAAGAAACCAATTTGCCCTGGAAAGCGCCGTTACCTGCAAGCACGCAAGTAAAAGCGACGGTGAACAAAGTCCTTAGCAAGATCAAGTAATGGCAGACTACACAGGCATTGCGGCTGCTGGCGCAGTGGCCGAAGGCGGTAAACCAAAGAAGAGCGCGTCTGACATCTTGGCCACAGCCCGTGCTAGGTTGGATATGGCGGTGTCCGCGCTTGCCGAGAGCCGCGAAGATGAGATTGACGACCTGCGCTTTTATGCCGGTTCGCCCGACAACCACTGGCAGTGGCCGGCTGATGTGCTGGCCACCCGTGGCGCGGTGCAAGGACAGACGATCAACGCCCGCCCTTGTCTGACGATCAACAAGCTGCCCCAGCATGTGCGCCAGGTCACCAACGACCAGCGCCAGAACCGGCCAGGCGCTAAGGTCATCCCGGTGGACGACAACGCCGATGTGGAAGTAGCCGACATCTTCAACGGCATGATTCGGCACATTGAGTACATCAGCGACGCTGACGTGGCCTACGACACTGCCTGCGAAAACCAAGTTTCTTACGGCGAAGGTTACCTTCGCCTGCTAACTGAGTATTGCGACGACAACACCTTTGACCAAGACATCAAGATTGGCCGTGTGCGCAACTCCTTTTCGGTCTACATGGATCCAACGATTCAAGACCCAACCGGCGCGGACGCCAAGTATTGTTTTGTCACTGAAGACTTGACCAAGGCCGAGTTTGAGCGGATGTACCCAGACGCTTCGCCCATCACCACCTTGCAGTCGCTGGGTGTGGGCGATCAGTCGATCAGCAACTGGCTCAATGACGACACGATCCGCATTGCGGACTATTACTATATTGACTTTGACCCCGCAACGTTGAACCTGTACCCCGGCAACGCCACGGCGTTTGAGGGTACGCCAGAGGACAAGCAACTGCGGGCGATCTATGGCAAGCCCAAAAAGTCACGCCAATCTGACCGTCAAAAAGTCAAGTACTGCAAGATCAACGGGTACGAAATCCTTGCAGAGCGCGAGTGGGCGGGCAAATACATCCCCGTGATCCGCATTGTGGGCAATGAATTTGAAGTGGACGGTCGTTTGTACGTGTCGGGCTTGGTGCGCAATGCCAAAGACGCCCAGCGCATGTACAACTACTGGGTGTCCCAAGAAGCTGAAATGCTGGCCCTGGCACCCAAAGCCCCGTTCATTGGCTACGGTGGCCAGTTTGAGGGATATGAAACAAACTGGAAAACCGCCAACACGCAGAATTGGCCTTATTTGGAAGTCAATCCAGACGTTACAGACGGCCAAGGCGGCATGTTGCCACTACCCCAGCGGGCCCAGCCACCAATGGCTTCCAGCGGCCTATTGCAGGCCAAGGCAGGCGCGTCTGAAGACATCAAGAGCACCACAGGCCAATACAACGCCAGTTTGGGCATGGGTTCCAACGAGCGTTCGGGCAAAGCCATTCTTGCGCGCCAGCGCGAAGGCGATGTGGGCACATACCATTACGGCGACAACTTGGCTCGCGGCGTGCGCCATGTGGCCCGCCAACTGGTGGACTTGATCCCCAAGATTTACGACACCCAGCGCATCGCTCGCATCATCGGTGAAGATGGCGAAACCAAGATGATCAAGATCAACCCGGAGCAAGAGCAGCCGGTCAACAAGATCATGGATGAGCGCGGGATTGTGATCGAGAAAATCTACAACCCCGGCGTTGGCAAATACGACGTGGTGGCAATCACTGGCCCAGGCTACGCGACCAAACGTCAAGAGGCATTGGAGGCAATGGCACAACTGTTGCAAGGCAATCCTCAACTGTGGGCTGTGGCCGGTGACCTATTTGTCAAGAACATGGATTGGCCGGGCGCTCAAGAGATGTCCAAGCGCTTTGCCAAGACGATTGATCCCAAGTTCATGTCGGACGGCGAAGACAATCCAGCATTGCAGGCGGCCCAACAGCAGATGCAGGCCATGGGCCAAGAGATGGAGCAAATGCACCAGATGATCCAGAATGTCGGCAAGTCCATTGAAGCGCAAGACATGGAGCGCAAGGACTTTGAGGCCCAGGTCAAGGCGTATGAGGCTGAGACTAAGCGTTTGGCCCAAGTGCAGGCCAGCATGTCACCAGAGCAAATTCAAGATATAGTCTTGGGTACGGTGCATGGCATGATCACATCCGGAGACCTGGTAAACGAAATGCCTGGCCGAGATCAAAATGAGATGATGCCCGAGCAACAAATGATGCCCGAACAACAAGGGATGCCACAATGAAAGCGTGCGATTTTGTAGGGTTGCTGTTTCTTGCTCGAGATGTAACGCACAGCGTTCACTTGAACACCCGCAGCTATTCCAAACACAAGGCTTTGGCGCACTTTTATGAGCGCATCATTGATGCTGCTGATGACTTTGCTGAAGCCTACCAAGGCCGGCATGGTTTGATGGGGCCAATTACTTTGCATTCGGCCAAGAAGACTAGCAACGTGATTGAATTTTTGGAAGACTCATTAAAAGAAATTGAAGACTGCCGGTATGAAGTGGCTGACAAAACTGACACGTCGTTGCAGCAGCTCATTGACAACATCATTGAGATTTATCTTCGTACCCTGTACAAACTCCGCTTTTTGGCATAAGGAAACACCATGGAACTTTTGAACCCCCTATCAAAGGATGACTTTCCTGGCCGCACTGCGGCTTACACTGGCTCTGCTGGTAATACTGCTAATTGGAACCCTGGCCCTGAAGGCGTGTTAATTTGGTCTACAACGCCGTGTTATGTGGAAATTGGCCCTGCGGCTGTGGCAACCACCGCCAGCACGCCGATCCCTGCATACACCCCGATCCCGTTTTATTTGCCTATGGGCACCGGCGCTCCTTTTCGCGTAAGTGCCATTCGCATTGCGGATGACGGCGCGATTTACTGCAAACCGATCAATAAACAATGAGCTTTGGTGTCGCACTTCGCAACGCAGTAGCCATTGGTCTTGGCGGTATTGCCACGCTGGTTTCTGGAAAGCATGCCGAGATCATTATCGGCAATTTGTTGTGCGAAAACAATGACAATCTCGTCCAAGAGGACGGTGGTTTGATTCTTTTGGAGTGACCTAAATGGCCGTCTTTCTCTCCCCCGTGGGCGGCGCAGCGGCCCAGTTCTTTACCAACAGCGGTGTGATCCTGTCTGGCGGCAGGCTGTGGACATACGCAGCCGGCACAACAACGCCAAAGGTTACATATACGTCCTCTAGTGGTATCACCGCCCATACCAATTACATTACTTTAGACTCCGCAGGCCGCGTGCCTGGCGGCGAAATATGGTTGTCGGCGTCCCCGTACAAATTTGCTTTGTACACATCAACAGATGTGTTGATTGCAACTTATGACAATATCTCAGGTATTGGCGCGGCTGAATTCCAAGTTCAAAACTTTACTGGTACAGGGTCGCAAACGGTATTTACGTTGAGTTCTGCATCTTTGGGTGAAAACTTTACTTTTGTGTACATCAACGGTGTGTACCAACAGAAAAACACCTACACCGTGGCGGGCACAACGCTGACATTTTCAACCGCACCGCCTCTTACTTCATCCATTGAAGTCATGTTCAATTAAGGAACCATCATGGCCGACACAAAAATTTCTGCGCTACCGGCATCAACAACCCCACTTGCGGGGACAGAAGTATTGCCCATTGTTCAAAGCAGCACTACCAAACAAGTATCTGTTGCTAACTTGACTGCTGGCCGATCTTTTGATGCTTTAGGTATGACCCTAACGTCTACGGATGCAGGTGCGGCGGCGGCCCCATTACTGGAGTTATATAGAGACTCAGCAACTCCAGCGGCATCAGACACTTTGGGTGAAATCGAATTCAATGGTGAAGACTCAGCAGGTAACAAGCAAGCGTATGGCTTGATTCACGCTTCAATTCTCAGCCCAACGTCTACCGCTGAACAAGGCCAGATTCACTTTGAAACTGCAACTGCTGGTGCATTGACTGAGAAAATGATTATTGGCACGAACAATCTTGTGATTAACGAGATTGGTGCGGTGTTCAACGTGCGAATTGAAGGCGACACAGATGCCAACTTGTTTACCACCGATGCCACAAACAGTCGTATAGGTGTTGGCACACTTAGCCCCGCTGAAAAATTAGATGTTGTTGGCAATATTAAACTATCAGGAAATGTAATTCCTGCAAGTGGCTTTGGAATTGACTTTTCTGCCACTAGCCACCCTGCTGGAATGACCAGCGAATTGCTGGCTGATTATGAAGAAGGTACTTTTACACCGGAAATTTCTTGCGACACCCCAGGAAATTTAACTATCGTGTACGGGTCACGAAATGGTTATTATACGAAAGTGGGTCGTTTAGTAACGGTGAATTTTTTTGTTAGTACAAGTACTTTTACGCACACAACAGCGTCTGGTAATTTTCAATTAACTGGTTTGCCTTTTACTGCGTCTAACGCCACACAAAATTTAGCATTAGGTGGAATGATTTTTGATGGAATTACAAAAATTGGGTATACACAGTTTCAGCCTGGAATTGGGTTTGGCAGGAGTTATGCGGTCGTAGGGGCCTCTGGATCAGCCGTGGCATACGCAAATTTGCAAATTACAGATGTGCCGTCTGGTGGCACGCCTTTTGTGTATTTCACCGTTTCTTACATTGTGTGAGGTTTAAATGTCCCTAACAAAAGTTTCTTACTCAATGATCCAAGGCGCGGCCTATAACGTCTTGGATTATGGAGCCTCGCCATCTGCCACACCAGCGGAAAATTGCACCGCTATTCAAGCGGCAATCAACGCCGCTAATGCGGCTGGCGGCGGTCAAGTGTTTATCCCACCAGGGACGTATACCTTAGATGTTGTTGATTATGGTGACACTACCATCATTTCAATAAAACTTTTAAACAATGTGGCATTGATGGGCGCAGGTGCTTCAACAATACTTAAAACCAAAAATGCGGCCTATGGTGCTGGTGCGTTTTATCGGGTCATTGGTTCTCGCGATGACACATTGCTATCTAACGCAAGCATTTCAAACCTCACAATTGACGGCAACAGAGCAGGTGGGCAAGGTGCGACTACGCAAGCAAGCAACATTAATTTGCGGGTTGCAAGTAGCGTAACCATTTCAAACGTTAAAAGCATCAATGCAAACGGTGAGGGTATTCAGTTATCTGGCACAACAGTTGCGCCAATGGTGAATGTAAAAATCACACAAAACTATGTTGAAAGCTGTGCCCGAATTGGCATTCAATGTTCGCAATTCAACTTGCTGACAATTGAAAATAACATTGTCAACGATGCCACCGATAATGGAATTGACATTTATGGCGACAAAGCAACGGCAACAAGTAACGGCATAAATTTCACGATTGCCAACAACGTTATTCAAAACACGCAAGTTGGCATTTTTTGTGAGACGGTTGCTCAAGGGTCAGTTGTTGGCAATACAGTAGATATTTGCACAATTGCAGGGCTTATTGTCAACCGCATTAATGGTTTGCCATTTGCAATTAATTTAACTGGAAATACCGTAAAAGCTGCGCCAATCGGTACGTTTGTGTCGGGCGATACGGGCGGCATTAACATTGCGGAAAACTTTTTTGTTGGCTTTTCTAACGCAGGGGTTCGGTTAGGTGATGGTGGTTCTGGCAACGCATCGTTGGTCAATGTATCCAGAAACTTTTTCACCCCTGCAAATAATACAGTGCCAATTATTTTGCTTGATGGCAATGTAATTTCATTTTGCGTTGGTCAATCTAATGTGGTGAACTCAGTGGGGATGACTACTGCATATCACGTTGTTGACAGTGCATCTACCGTGAACGGCGTTGTAATTCGGTCGTTTGTAACAATCCCACCCCAAACTGGCCCTGATTCAAGCCCAGCTTTTGCACAGTTTCAAGACGCAGAGTTTTACGCTGGATTCTTTAACAACGTAAGCGGAAACAGCGATATTCCAATTGCTGACAACACAGCGGGAACTTTGCGAGTCACTGCACACCAAGGCGGCACAGGTTCATCTGTGTGGCTAACACCGTATGTAAAACGTGGCGGCGTTTTAATTTTGGGAACACCGCAAAAAGCAATTATTACCTCTGACCCAATTTCATCAATTACTGTATCAAGCAATAATGCAAGAGTGGCGGCGGTTACTGCAAATACTTATTTGCGATTTGGTTCTGATTACACACAAATTTTTTAACCTAAAAAGGAAATATCATGGCATTTGAAAAAATTGTTTCTGTGGATTTAGTGGAAGTTCTTGAAAACGGTTGTGTTCAAGTACGCATCAAAACCGCTGTCAATGAAGATGGCAAACCAATCAGCGGCACATTCCACCGCCATGTAATCGCCCCAGGCGACGATTACAGCGCCGAGAATGCCAAGGTTCAAGCCATTTGCGCTACGGTGCATACGGCTGAAGTGATTGCTGCTTATCAAGCTATGCAAGAAACACAAATTCCAGCATAATGCTGACAAACCCTTACCGGCGAGGTTCACCGGGGAATCTTAGGATTCATTGAAATGACTGAAGAAGTCCAACAAAACCTAGCGGAAGTAGACTCCGCGCCAGCAACGGAAGTGACGGCCACTCCTGAGACTGTTGAAAGTACGCCGGTAGTCGCTGATGAGCAGAAAGAATCTTCTAGGGTTTTTACCCAAGAAGAACTGGATGCAGCCATTGGCAAACGCCTTGCAAGAGAGCAACGTAAATGGGAACGAGAACAAGCACAGCGTCAGTCTGAACAACAGACGCTACAAGCAGCCCCGGCGGCATCCGCTGACCAGTTTGAGTCTACTGAAGCCTATGCGCAAGCACTGGCCCTCCAGAAAGCAGAAGAGCTGATCGCCAAGCGTGACCAAGCCAGGCAGCAGTCGCAAGTTCTTGAGAGCTATCACGATCTTGAGGAAGAAGCGCGGAGTAAGTATGACGACTTTGAACAAGTTGCCTACAACCCCAAACTTCCAGTTACGAACGTGATGGCTGAAACGATTCAGTCTTCGGAGATTGGCCCTGAGTTAGCGTACTACCTCGGGTCTAACCCTAAAGAAGCGGAACGTATCTCACGCATGACGCCCTTGAGCCAGGCGAAAGAGATTGGGAAAATTGAAGCCAAATTGGTTTCAGCGCCCCCGGTCAAGAAAACAACGTCTGCGCCAGCACCGATTTCTCCCGTGACGGCTCGCTCCTCTGGAGCGCCGGCTTATGACACCACTGACCCACGGTCTACCAAGACCATGAGCGCTTCAGAGTGGATTGACGCCGAACGAGCCCGACAGTTGAAAAAGATGCAGGCAACCCGCTAAATTTTTAAAGGATTTTTTCCATGGCTAACAGTATCTTAACCATCGACATGATCACGCGCAAAGCGCTTGAGATTCTCGAAAACAACCTTGTGTTGACCCGTAACGTGAACCGTCAGTACGACGACAGCTTTGCTGTTGAAGGTGCCAAGATTGGTTCGACCCTGCGCATTCGCCTGCCTGACCGCGCTCTGGTGACCGACGGTGCCGCCTTGCAAGTGCAAGACGACAACGAGCAGTTCACCACTTTGACCGTGGCCAGCCAAAAGCACATTGGTGTCAACTTCACATCTGCTGAATTGACCATGCAATTGGATGACTTCGCAGAGCGTGTGTTGAAGCCACGTATCAGCCAGTTGGCCAGCTCCATCGACGCCGACGTCGCTAATGCTTACAAGAGCATCGGTAACACCGTGGGCACTCCTGGCACCACTCCTTCGACTTCTTTGGTGCTGTTGCAAGCCCAGCAGAAGCTCAACGAGAACGCCGCTGTGATGAGCCCCCGTTATGCCACCGTCAACCCCGCCGCTAACGCTGGTTTGGTCGAAGGCATGAAGGGTTTGTTCAACCCCACCGACACCATCAGCCGCCAATTCAAGAACGGCATGATGGGCATGGGCGTGTTGGGCTTTGACGAGATCAACATGTCTCAGTCGATCAAGCAACACACCACTGGCACCCGCGCCGCTACCGGTACCGTCACTGCTGCCGCTGTGACCGCTGAAGGCGCGTCTACCCTGACGTTGACTGTTGGTACTGGTGAAACCATCGCCGTTGGTGACGTGTTCACGATTGCTGACTGCTTTGCTGTGAACCCACAGACCCGTGAGTCCACCGGCTCGCTGTTCCAGTTCGTGGCTTTGGCATCAACGACTGCCACCACCACCGCTACTGTGACCGTGGCGGCCATGTACTCGGCCAACCATGCTCTGGCCACCATGCTGACCCTGCCGGCTGCGGCCAAAGCTGTGGTGTTTGTGGGCGCTGCCTCAACCCAGTACCCCCAAAACTTGGTCTACCACAAGGACGCCATTTCCTTCGCGACGGCTGATCTCTTGCTGCCGCAGGGGGTCGATATGGCCGCGCGTGCCGTCCACAATGGCATCAGCTTGCGTGTGGTCCGGCAGTACGACATCAACAACGACCGTATGCCTTGCCGTATTGACGTGTTGTATGGCTTCTCCACCATTCGTCCACAGATGGCCTGCCGCATTTGGGGTTGATCTGAAACGGGGCTTTGGCCCCTTTCTTCGTAACATCTTTTTGAAGGAAATTTATCATGGCATTACCTAATGGTACTAGTGGTTATCAAGTTGGCGCAGGCAATATCAGCGAAGCATTGCTGCTGGTTCAAGGCGCTCCTACTGCGATTACCGCAACAACCGCAACCTTGACCGGCGCTCAAATGGCCGTTGGGTTGATCACCAGCAACACTTCGGCTGACACCGTTGTGACGCTGCCTACTGTTGCCGATCTGGAGCTTGCAATCAGCAGCGCCCAGAAAGTCAACGCCGCGTTTGATTTTGCAGTCGCCGTTGACGACACGCAATATCAGGTCACCTTGGCCACCGCCACTGGTTGGACGTTGCTCGGTAACATGGTGGTGTTGGAAAACACCGGCGCCTTGTTCCGCGCTCGTAAAACTGGTGATGGCTCTTGGACTTTGTACCGCATTGCGGGCTAA